ACCGGATGGCCGCGCGATTTTTTGCCCCCCCTCCTCCTCGAGATGAGCGCCTGCTTTTTGGGACCACTTAATAAAGCAACCAATCAGATTGCTCCTGGAGAGTTAAATTATTAATTCGTGGTCCCCAAGTTCCGCCTTTTCCTTTATAAAGGCTGCAAGTGATAATGATTAATCAATAATTCAAAATGCCTAAGCGCGATGCTCCTTGGCGCTTATCGGCTGGGACCACTAAGGTCAGTCGTTCCTCCAATTATTCCCCTAGGAGTAATATGGGCCCAAAGGCCTCTGCTTGGGTTAATAGGCCCATGTACAGGAAGCCCAGAATTTACAGGACGTTAAGGGGGCCTGATATTCCTAAGGGTTGTGAAGGCCCATGTAAAGTTCAGTCCTTCGAGCAGAGGCATGATATTTCTCATGTTGGCAAGGTGCTTTGTGTTTCTGATGTGACACGTGGTAACGGTATTACCCACCGTGTAGGCAAGAGGTTCTGTGTCAAGTCTGTGTATATCTTAGGCAAGGTATGGATGGACGAGAATATCAAGTTGAAGAACCACACCAACAGCGTCATGTTCTGGTTGGTCAGAGACCGGAGACCTTATGGAACCCCCATGGACTTTGGCCAAGTGTTTAACATGTTTGATAACGAGCCAAGTACTGCCACTGTGAAGAACGATCTCCGTGATCGTTTCCAGGTTATGCACAAGTTTTATGCTAAGGTTACCGGTGGACAATATGCCAGCAATGAGCAAGCCTTGGTCAGGAGATTCTGGAAGGTCAACAACCATGTGGTGTACAACCATCAAGAAGCAGGGAAATACGAGAACCACACTGAGAATGCTCTATTATTGTATATGGCATGTACCCATGCGTCTAATCCTGTGTATGCTACATTAAAAATTCGGATCTATTTTTATGATTCGATAACAAATTAATAAAGTTTGAATTTTATTTCATGATCTTCAAGCACATGGTTTACATATTTTCTGTCTGTTGCATAACTAACAGCTCTGATTACATTGTTTATTGAAATAACTCCTAACTGATCTAAATACAACAAGACATAATGTTTGAATCTATTTAAATATGTCGTCCCAGAAGCTTGAACTGATGTCGTCCAGACTTGGAAGTTCAGATAGGCCTTGTGTAGAGTCAATGCCTTCCTCAGGTTGTGGTTGAACCTGATTTGGATGTGGTACACTCTGGTCGTTGTGTACAGAGGGTCCTCCACTCGTTGAATCTTGAAAAAGAGGGGATTCGGCACCTCCCAGATAAAAACGCCATTCTGTGCCTGACGAGCAGTGATGGTTTCCCCTGTGCGTGAATCCATAGTTGCTGCAGAGGAGATGGACGTATATGGTACACCCGCAGCTTAGGTCTATTCTTTTACGTCGGGGTCTTCTCTTTGCAAGACGATGTGTTGGTTTAATAGAGGGGGGAGTCGAGGAAGATGAATTTTGCATTATGGAGTGTCCACGCTCTGAGAGATGTATTTTCCTCTTTGTCTAGGTACCTTTTATAGGAAGACCCCTCCCCTGGATTGCAAAGCACGATAGCGGGAATTCCACCTTTAATTTGAACAGGCTTTCCATATTTACAGTTGGACTGCCAGTCTTTCTGGGCCCCAATCAATTCTTTCCAGTGCTTTATTTTTAAATATTGTGGGTTGACATCATCAATGACGTTATACTCTACATCGTTTGAGTAAACCCTAGAATTGAAATCCATGTGACCACTTAGGTAATTATGAGAACCTAATGCACGTGCCCACATTGTTTTCCCTGTTCTAGAATCACCTTCAACGATTAAACTTATAGGTCTTTCTGGCCGCGCAGCGGAATCCCTCCCAAAATAATCATCTGCCCATTCTTGCATATCAACTGGAACATTTATGAATGACGATAGTCGAAAAGGAGGGACCCATGGTTCAGGAGGTTTACGAAATATTTTGGTTGCATTGGCTAACAAGTTATGATGTTGAAGAAAGAAGTGTTGCGGTTGTTCTTCCTTTATAATCTGCAACGCTTCTTCAGATGACCTAGCATTTAATGCCTTTGCGTATGTGTCATTAGCAGATTGCTGACCTCCTCTAGCAGATCTTCCGTCGATCTGGAATTCCCCCCATTGAATTGTGTCTCCGTCCTTATCAATGTAGGACTTGACATCGGAGCTGGATTTAGCTCCCTGAATGTTCGGATGGAAATGTGTTGACCTGGTTGGGGAAACCAGATCGAAGAATCTGTTATTTTTGCACTGGTACTTGCCTTCGAACTGGATAAGCACATGCAGATGCGGTTCCCCATCTTCATGCAATTCTTTGCACACTTTAATGAATTTCTTGTTTGTCGGAGTGATTAGGTTTTGTAATTGGGAAAGTGCTTCTTCTTTGGATAGAGAGCACTTGGGGTATGTAAGGAAATAATTCTTGGCATTAATTTTAAAGGCACGTGCAGTAGGCATGCTTGGACACCAATTGGAGTCTCTCAACTCTCTCTAATGAATCGGTGTATAAGGGTCTTATATATACTATAAGCCTCTATAGGCTTAATAGACACGTGTAGGCCATCCGTATAATATT